ACGGGCACCGCTCAGGTGGTGCCCGACCACACGTCATTGAAAGAAATCTTCTATGGCATTCCTCGCATTCCTGTGGAGAGCTGGGAAGTGGACAGGAATTACGGACTGGACCGTGGTCAGCCTTCGCCATCTGGCATGGCGGACATCCTGAAGCACTACTACGAGAACCGAGACGATCTGAAGAAGGTGGCTGACTGGTGTTACGACGCAGTGCATCAGGACCACTACACCTGGGAAGTAATTGGCGACGCCTTTTTGAAGGTGGTAAATCGCACTTTGACAGCACCGATTAAATACGGTCGCAAGCGCAAAATTAAGGAGGCCTGATCATGACTCAAATCAAACTTCGCCCCAGCACCTACGACGCTTCAATTTTTGATCACGTCGTTAACCAGAACGAGTATGAGCTTGCTGACTTGAAAGGTAAGCGCATTCTTGACATTGGCGGTCACATCGGATCGTTCGCTATTAAGGCGATGCGTCACAACGCTGATTTCGTTGTTTCTTTTGAACCCAACAAAGAAAACTACGATCTTCTTGAGCACAATGTGTCGTCTTTTAAGGACGCGGAAACGGCAAACCTTGCCGTTACTCGAAGCGATAAAGAGGTCGAGGTGCGTTTTGAAGCCAGTGACAATCCGATCAACTCTGGCGGCGGCTGCAGTGTGACTGGTCTTGGAGATGTGGTTCCTTCTATTTCGCTTGATCAAGCGATTGAAACATGGTCACCCAATGTGATCAAGATTGACGCTGAAGGCGCTGAATTCCCTGCTTTGTACACATGTACTAAGTTGGACCAAATCGAAACTATTTTCGGTGAGTTTCACAATGGCGTGGGCACTTCTGGAATGGGGACGTTCCTCTTTGAGGAAAACACGCCTGAGTTCCTCGAAGACTTCAAAGGGCGTCTTTCGATGGAAAAGTTGGCTGAATTCTTGAAGGAACAAGGCTTCAGAGTGTTGTACGAAGAAACTGCGGACAACCTTGGATTGTTCTGGGCTTCCAAGTCTTTTGACTGTCTTCTGGTTGAACCTGCATAACTTAAAATTTATTAAGTTGTGACTGGAATCAAGCTATGACTGGCCGTCAGAAGAAGATTCGCAAAGTTATGGGCGAATTTGAAGCTGGTACTTTGAAGAGTAGTTCTGGCGAGCCAGTCAAAGATCCTAAGCAAGCTATGGCAATTGCCTTGAGCGAAGCTGGGGTGTCAAAAGAAGGCAAGAGCGATGATTACATTGCTGGCTACATCGATGAAATGATGGGCGCTGGCGAGGCTCGTTGTCGGGGTTACTTGCGTGAACTGCGCAAGAAGAAAAGAAAAAAGAACTGAGGGGCGACGCTGAAGGCTTCGCCCCTCCTAAAGCAGTGCAAGCTGCTGCTCGTCGCGGCCTTGAGTTGCGCAAGAAGCACAAGAAAGGTGGGCTATCTAGCAAGGAAGCTGGCAGGCAAGGCATTGGCAGCGGAGTTGTACGTGCCAGCAATCTTGCTAACGGGAAGAAAGTAAGCGAAGCGACGTTGCGTCGCATGGTTGCATTTTTCTCCAGACACGAAAAGAACAAGAGTGGCGGAGAAAATGACGCTGGTTACATCGCCTGGCAACTATGGGGCGGTGATGCAGGGAGGTCTTGGGCAAAACGCACTCTTAAGATGCTTGAAACCCGCAAGGAAAAATGATGGACGGAGTTCAGATTGTGCGAGAGGAAGAAGGCATCAGCGTTCTTGAGGCTTGTCAAATCCTGTCTCGCAACGCCCATCGCAACACTTCACAGTGGCAATACGTGCATAAGCATGTGTTTAAGAATGGCCGCTTGGAAGAAACGCACGAATATGTGCTGAGCCATTATGAAAAGCCTGACGAGATGTTTGAGCCGTGCAAGTTTCTCACTTTTGAGGCAGTTGCAATGGCTAAGGCCTATGTGATGGAAGGTATCGAAGATGCATTGTCATCCATCCGCGATGACGATGACGACGACGAGGATTGATTAGAAGTGGCATGAACGACAAAGCTTGGGTAGCCCATAAGCCACAGCACGCTGAGTCCAAACACGCCACTCAAAACTCTCACTTGTGCAATATCAGGAGAGATTCTTCCTTTTTCAATTCGCGAAATAGTGGCTTGATTGCAAAATAAAACTTTGGCTAAGTCATCTTGAGACAAGCCGCAGTTCAATCGAGCTTCTTTGATCCTTTGTCCAATGAGAGCCTTGGCTTCGGAGTATGACATCCGAGGCGGCTGGAGGCGATGTGGCCTCATTGAAAAACCATGCGAAATAGCATAAAAAGTAATATAGGATAGAAACTGCACTGATAAAGTGTATGTATGGGAACCACATCCTGCAGATACGATTTTTCTCCTATCGAGAAATATGAAGTCACTCCTGAAGGTTATCTTCGGGTGTGGGCTTCAATAGCTCGTACTGGCATTCAGCTCTATACAGATGCTGACGGTTCAGTGCGGAAGGAATTCCGTCCTGAGTCGGAAGTGGCGTCTCCCGAAAGCCTTGCTTCATTCGCTGGAAAGGCGATCACCATGGAGCATCCTCCTGTCCTTCTGGACAGTGAGAACACCAAAGAGCACTCAGTCGGTTTCACTGGCACTGAAGTTGTTTATGACGACGGATTCGTCCGTGCGGTGATGACAATTACAGATAAGGCGGTGATTGATCGAGTGATGCGCGGTGATGTTCGCGAGGTGAGCGCTGGTTATCGAGTCAGTTATGACGCGACGCCTGGCGTCACCGATGACGGCGAGCACTATGACGGAATTCAGAAAGCAATTTCTGGAAACCACGTAGCTATCGTTCGTCGTGGCCGTGCAGGCCCAGAAGTGAAGCTGCACTTGGATCGCCAAGATGCTGCCGATCCCTCCCTAATTACCATTGAGGAGCCTCCCCTTATGACGGCAAAAGTCGTTTTTGACGGCGCCGAGTTTGAGGTGAGCGAGAGCGTTGCTCTGGCGATCACCAAAGAACGCGAAGACGCCAAGATGTCCTACGAGGACATGAAGAAAAAGTACGACGGCTTGATGAAAGAAGCCGAAGACATGAAGGCCAAAATGGCCGAAATGAAAGACGGCCAATGCGAGAAAGAAGATTCTCTGCAAGGCCGTGCTGACGCTTTGACCGAGCAAGTCGAGTCTCTGCAGGCTGAGCTGGCAGAAGCCAAGCGCGTTGACGTGGATGCCCTGGTTGCTTCCCGTGTCGCCCTGGTGGACAAGGCTCGTATCGCCCTGGATGCTGAATATGCATTCGCTGGCAAGTCTGATCGTGAAGTGATGGTTGATGCCATCAAGGCTTCCCGTAGCGACTCCATTGAGCTTGACGAGCGTTCTGACGACTACGTCCAAGCTCTTTTCGATTCCATCTCCGACGATGCGAAGCGGAGCGACTCTACCGATGAGCTTCGTGAAGCTGTTGCTTCCATCGCTTCCCCTGCTTCCGCTCCTTCTTCCTACATGGAGAAGCTGCAGAACGCCTGGAAATCCCCCCTGTCCATCTCTAAGGAGGCTAAGTAATCCATGGCCGTAACTTTCACCACTAGCGCTGGTTCCGCTGGTGGCGTTCAATCCAGCTATGCGCTGGAACTGACCGCTGCTCTGGAAGGCCAGTTTGCTGACATTGCTGACAACAGCGTGTCCACCTTTGTCAACGAGACTGGCGCCGTTCTGGCTTATGGCGGCCTGGGTGTTGTTAACACCGCTGGTTCTGTTGGCAACTCTGTCAAGACCATTGCTGCTACCACCGACACCGTTGCTGGCATCATCGCTCTCACCTACGTGGATGAGACCGCTACTGATTCCAATAGCCGTCCTGGTGTGAAGGATGACCAAACCGTCAACGTTCTTTCTAAGGGTGTTGTTGCTGTGTACTGCGTGGAAGCTGTCGATCTGACCGACGCTGTTCGCGTGTATCACTCTGCTGACACTGGCGTTACCTCTGGCTCTTTCGCTGGTCGTTTCACTGGTACTGCCGCTTCTGGCAAAACTGCCGTTCTGGGCGGCGCACGTTGGGTGTCCAAGACTTCTGCTGCTGGCATTGCCCTGCTGGAGTTGAACGGCCCCGACTTCTCTCTCACCGCTGACGCTTGATAGGAGGCCCCAATGAGCGAATTTCGTCTTGATGATGCTGGCCTCTTCCTGGATCGCCAGCTTGAGCACATC